CTGCTGATTTACCCATATCCAACATCTGGTTCGGTCAAGCTGAACTACTATGCTCAATTTGCAGACATGACTACTGACAGCGCAGAGAATGCCTTGGCCGCTGCATCCAGTGACCTCATAATCTACGGCGCACTGTCGTATGCAGCTGATTACTACTTGGACGAGCGTGGCCCCCTGTTCGAGCAGCGGTACAGCCAGTGCATGGCAGAAGTCCAAGAGCAAGCAAATGACGCCGAGATGTCTGGCACGGTGCAAGCCATGCGACCAACTACAGCCTACGAGGATTAAGCCAGATGGCAAAAACAAGTTTCTACTCAGGTTCAGGCGCAACGAGCAACGACGTAGATGCCGTCGACGGCTTAAAGACAGCCGCTGAAAACGCAAAGACAGCCGCTGAGACTGCACAAGCTGCTGCTGAGACAGCAAAGTCGGGTGCAGATACAGCAAAGTCTGGTGCTGATACTTCGGCCACAGCAGCAGCCACCTCAGCGACTGCTGCAGCTTCTTCAGCGACAGCGGCATCAACATCAGCGACTGCTGCTGCAACCTCAGCCACAGCGGCTGCTGCATCAGCTTCGTCGGTGAATAACTACACTGGCGGCACAGGCATCACTGTGTCTGGCACGACGATTACGAATGACAGCCCAGACCAAACTGTGGCTCTCACTGCAGGGTCAAACGTCAGCGTCTCAGGGACGTACCCCAACTTCACCATCAGTTCTACGGATACGAACACAACGTATTCTGTGGGTGACGGCGGTCTAACTGAGAAGAACTTCACGACGACCTTGAAGAACAAGCTAGATGCTGTCGAGGCCAATGCCACAGCAGATCAATCTAACGCTGAAATCAGAGCGGCTGTCGAGGCTGCGACAGACAGCAACGTGTTTACCGACGCCGACCACAGTAAGCTAGGTGGGATAGCTACCAGTGCAAACAACTATAGCCTACCCACTGCCTCTAGCAGCACACTAGGCGGCATCAAGATTGGCAGCGGCTTGGCTATAGACGGCAGTGGTGTTGTCACGGCATCTGGTGGTGGTGGCGGTGGTTCTTCACTGACAGTTCAAGACGAAGGCTCTGCACTTTCGACGGCTGCAACCACGATGAACTTCACAGGCAACGGTGTTGTCGCTAGTGGCACTGGGGCTACCAAGACTATTACGGTTACTGATACGAATACCACCTATAGCATTGGCGATGGTGGGCTAACTGAAAACAACTTTACTGACGCGCTGAAAAGTAAGCTAGATGGTATAGAAACCAGTGCCACAGCAGATCAAACTGATGCACAAATCAGGGCGGCTGTAGAAGCAGCGACTGACAGTAATGTCTTTACTGACGCAGACCACAGCAAGTTAAATGCTATAGAAGCATCCGCAGACGTTACAGATACAGCAAACGTAGTGGCGGCACTTACAGCAGGGACTAATGTTTCTATTGCGGCAAATGGTACTATTAGTTCTACAGACACTAACACAACTTACAGCGTTGGCGATGGTGGCTTAACTCAGAACAACTTTACGAATACGCTAAAGTCAAAACTTGACGCCATCGAAGCTAATGCCACCGCAGATCAAACTGCGAGTGAAATCAAAACGGCCTATGAAAGCAACTCAGATACCAATGCGTTTACTGATGCAGACCACACGAAACTAGACGGCATTGCTGCAAGCGCAAACAACTATGTCCACCCAAACCACTCAGGTGAGGTCACTAGCACAGCCGATGGCGCTACAGTCATTAGCGACAACGTGGTGGACGAAGCCAACCTCAAGGTCAGCAACTCGCCCACCAACGGCTATGTGCTGACTGCGCAATCAGGTAATACTGGCGGTTTAACGTGGGCAGCGGCAAGTGGCGGCGGCTCTGGGATAAGCAATGTCGTTGAGGATACTACCCCCCAACTCGGTGGCGATTTAGACGCAAATAGCAAGTCTATTAAATTTGGCGACCGCTCAAGTTCAGGTGTAAATGAACTGGTTTTTGGTGATGGTGATGACCTCAAAATCTTTCATGGTACGAACAATCACAGCCAAATTATTGAAGGCGGCTCTGGCAATCTTCAAATCTACGCAACTAACCTTGAGCTAAAGGCTAGCTCAGGCCATGATTATCTCAAAGCTACTTACGGTGGAGCGGTAGAGTTATACCATAATTCTAGTAAGAAACTCGAAACGACTAGCAGCGGAATAAAAACGACTGGTACAGTCAGTGTTAATAATGCTTACACCCTGCCTACTTCCGATGGCAGCGCTAATTATGTGCTTACCACAAATGGGTCAGGAGTTGCTAATTGGGCGGCTGCTTCAGGGGGTGGTGCTAGTTCAATTGACGACCTAAGTGACGCAGAATGGGACGGCTCAAACCTGTCCATCGGGACTAACAGCTTTTCTGCAGGTTCCTCACATTACAGAAACGTTGCAATCGGTTGGAACACAGGTAATTCATCAATCACAACAGGTGATGACAATGTTTTGATTGGTCGTAATACTGGCTCTTATTTGACCACTGGTACAGCCAACACAGCCGTGGGTCAAAACGCGCTTCAAGGTACTAACTTAGATAAGCTTACTGGCTCCAACAACGTAGGTATTGGTCAGACGGCAGGTAGTGCGGTGACCAGTGGCAGTAGCAACACGTTTGTCGGCGATGATAGCAATGGCACAGGAAACGTAAACTACCAGACTGCCCTTGGTTATAATGCTAAGACGGCAGGGGCAGGGGCAACAGCCATAAATAACTCTTACGCCTCTGGAAGTGACAGCCTCGCAGGAGCCATTGCAAATAACACTAGCAGCTATGGCGCACAGGGCGCTAATAGTATTGCTTTAGGTCAACAGACAAAAGCAACAGGTACGGCCGCTGTTAAAATTGGCAGAATGGGAACTATTGCAGGTGACTACTCTGTGGGTCTTGGAAACGGTGGTGATACCACTTCAAATGCAACATTCTCTGTTGCGCTGCAAGCTACTTATTTAAATGCTTCAAATAGTCTGGGTTTTGGTGGAGAAAGCCAAGTTGATAGTGGACATGATAGAAGTATAGTTCTGGGCCGTGGCGCAAAGAGTAGAACTAAGGGTGGTGTCCACTTTGGTGGCTACAACGCAATAAGCGCAGGGCAAAACCAATCAGGCATTTATGTTCTTGCGTCTAACACAACAGATGCCACCGCAGAGGCTTTAACTACTGACAATAGTACAGCGGGTACATCGAACCAAGTAGTCCTTCCCAACAACAGCGCCTACGCATTTAGCGGTACTATCGTCGCACGACAAAAAGCAAGCGAAGGCACAGCAAGCGCGGCTTGGAAAGTCGAGGGTCTTATCAGACGCGAGGGCAGCGCAGGGACAACAGTCCTAGTCAACTCAGCAACCACTGTCTTAGACAACACACCGTCTTGGGGGATGGCACTAAGTGCCGACACAACCAATGGATGCCTAAAGATTGCGGTCAACGGCGCAGCATCAACCAACGTGCGTTTTGTCGGAACCATCACAACCTCAGAACTTATTTACGCCTAAAGGAGTATCCAATGGCTATCCAACACAATATCACGGCTGAAAACAGTCAATTCGGCATCGCCTTTAATGGCGCCTACTACCGCATCGTCACAGCAAGCATCTCTCGTCAACGTGGGTCAGACCCCAAGTTCACCGTTATGATTGACTTAAGTGCTTACGCAACCAACTCACCCACAGATGACACCAGAGAGGTCGATTTTAAAAGGATGAACGCAAACCTAGAGGACATCAACAGTTCATCAGGCGATGCCTTCTTGGACAAGTGCTACGCTTGGGTAATGGCGCAAGACGAAATGAACGGATCAACGGCGGTGTAAACAATGAGCCTGACAATTAATCATCAGACTAATGATATCTCGGCTACCTCTGGCAGCGTGACCCTTGATGGGGCCGCTGTTGGGGGCGGCGGTGGCTCGTGGAACCTGATCAGCACGACGACTGTTAGCAGCGCTGTAGCCTCGGTCGCCTTTACGTCTATCGGCTCATACAACCGCTACGTTTTGCTATGGGATTGCACGATGGATGGTGCGCAAATTCCTAAAATGCAAATATATGATAATGGCAGTTTAGAAACTGGCAGTAATTATTCAATGATGAGAGCTAAAATTGATTCGGGAAGCAGCTATGATACTACAAGTACTGGTTGGATTGGCCCCACAGGAGTAACATCACAGACTGGAAGATTTGATATTTCTACAGCCGCTCCAAGGGCAACTATTGAAATGGCTTACGGTGGATTTGAAGGTACAAATGATATTGCAAATCTTATTCTGGTCTCTGGTGGTATGAAAAGTACCTACTCGATTACTGATGTGGATGGGTTCAACTTTACGACCACGGCAGGGACAGCAGAAATAGAAAGCGGTCGGTTCTCACTATATGGATTGGGGCAGTAAAATGAAAAAGTATGTAAACGGCGCTCTTACAGATATGACCGCAGAGGAAATTGACAGCGCGACAGCCCAGTTAAATGAGTACAACCAGAATGTACTGCCTCAAGAGGTACGCTCTGAGCGCAACAGCTTACTCGCAGAAACCGATTACTTTGCTTTAAGCGACACCACTCTGTCAGACGACATGCAGACATACCGTCAGGCACTGAGGGACATCACAAGTCAGGCAGGGTTTCCCGCAGATGTAACTTGGCCGACGAAGCCGTAGCAGGAGTAATCTAGGGTGCAACTCTCCGAGGAAGAACTCGAAGCCATCATCGACCGTGCTGCCAAGCGTGGAGCCAAGGAAGCCCTAAGCAACCTCGGCCTCCACGATGAGAAAGCAGCGGCTGACGTGCGCGACATGCGTGACCTCATAAGCGCATGGAGAAACACGCGCAGAGAGGCCGTCAGAACTGCGGTCCGCATTATAACCACAGGCACCATCCTGTTTATCGGGGCGGCCATCTGGCTCAACGTAAAGACCAGACTTTAAGAACACGACCAACGATAACTATATAACATGGGGTTTAACCTATGGTGAAGAATACCCTCGTCGCTCACTTTCCCCTACCCTCGATGCCTTTTGATACCCACAAGAACATTATCTTCGAGCAAGGCAAAA